TTGAATGTAAGCGAAAGAACTGTTTACCGGTACTTTGATTTATTTAAGAATTTAGGGTTTGTAGTTCAAAAACACGAATTTAATAAATACCAAATAAAAAGATGAGGTGTAAAAACTGCAAAGAGAAATTCGAACCCGCTCGGTTTAATATGAAGTATTGTTTAAAAGACGAATGCGTCCGTGTTTTCGTGGAAGAAGTAAAGAATAAAACTTGGAAAAAGACGAAACAAAAAGCGAAGTTAGATTTAATGACACTATCCGACTATCTTAAATTAGCGCAACAAGTGTTTAATAAGTTCATTCGATTACGTGATAAAGGACAAGTTTGTATATCCTGCCAAAAAAAGCCGTTAAAGGAAAACGCAGGGCACTTCTTCAATGCAAATAACCATTATAACGTAAGGTTTGACGAAAGGAATACGCATTTACAATGTGAACACTGTAATACCTATTTGAGTGGGAATCTAATCGAATATCAAAGAAACTTAATTCATAAAATCGGAATAGAAAGTTGCCACGAATTAGAAGCTGATGCAAGGAAAACACGAAAGTTTACAAAAGACGAACTAAAAGAAATAATAACCGAGTATAAACAAAAAGTAAAACAATTAGAAAATGATAACCAATTTTGAAGAACACACGCACGAGTTAACAAGCGAAGAAATGGAGATACTTCCAATAGTAATTCACGGATTTAGAAACTATAAAAAAGAAAATCCTATAAAAGCTGAGTTGATTGTAACACGAATGAATGAATTTTTGACTGCAAGGGGATTTAAAACACGGATGACACAACCAAGATTGCGTAAAATGGTTAACTACATTCGTACAAACGGCATTATTCCGTTAATAGCTACGTCAAACGGCTATTTTACAAGCGATTGTAAAGAAACCATAGCAGAACAAATTAAAAGCTTACAGGAACGTGCTAATTCAATTCAACGATGTGCAGAAGGATTAAAGAAATTTTTATAAATATTTTTCTTTTTTCGTTTTTATGTTATTCTTTTTAGTATATTTGTACACGTTTAACAATTAAATTATATTTTATGAAACATTTATTTAAAGCATTGGCAGACTTCCAACAGGAAGTGCCAGTAATTCACAAAGGAACGCAAGGATACGGTTATAGCTTTGCAGATTTACCAACTATTTTCAATGTAATTAATCCATTACTTAAAAAACATGGATTAGGGTTTACGCAGTTAGTAGGTAAAGACGAAATCACTACAATGTTATTTCACATTGAAAGCGGTGAAAGTTTAACAACAAATACAAGTGTACCGAATAACGTACAATTAAAAGGAATGAATGAATTTCAAGTTATGGGTTCTGCAATTACTTATATAAGACGTTATGCACTTTCTGCAATGCTTGGAATTATTACCGACAAAGACACGGACGCAGCAGGTGAACAAGTAAAAGCCGTAAACACGGAAAAGAAACCTAAAATAGAAGGCGAACGCTTTTTAAAAGCTATTGAAGCTATCCGTAATGGTGAATTTACAGCCGAAGAACTACAAGCGAAGTTTGAATTAACTGAATTACAACAAAAAGCACTTTTATTATTATGAAAATACGAGCTTCACAAATAGGAAAAGTAATGAGTCTCCCCAAAACAAAAGGGGAGGTTCTTTCTAAAACTACAAAGACCTACATTCAGGAACTTGCAATCGAACATAAATACGGAATCCGTAAAGAGTTTTGGAGCAGATACACTGACAAGGGAAATGAAGTAGAAAACGATGGAATCGAACTTGTTAACGATGTGTTGAATTTAGGCTTTATTTACAAGAATGAAGAGAATCTAACCAACGATTATTTAACTGGAACGCCAGACGTAAACACGAATGAAATTCTTTTGGATGTAAAATGCAGTTGGGATGCTACAACTTTTCCGTTTTTTGAAACTGAATGTCCAAACAAAGATTACTACTACCAGCTTCAGGGTTATATGTGGCTTACAGGTAAAGACGAATCACTTTTATGTTATTGCTTAGTCAATACACCTTTTCAAATAGTTGAGGACGAGGTTAGACGTGAACATTGGAAACAAGGGTTAATAGATGAAAGTTTGGATGTAAGAGACTTTGTACAGTCGAAACATAACTTTGACCACATACCAAGAGAAAAGCGCGTGAAAGCCTTTAAAATAACAAAAGACGAAAGCGTAATTGAACAAATTAAAGAACGAATAGAGTTAGCACGTGAGTATTATAACAATTTAATTAATGAACTATGAAATTGTTTTTAAATGACATTAAAGATTATGCGTTTAAAAGTGTGTTTAATGATAGGATATCAGCTAAAACAATATATAAAGATGATATAATTATATTAAATGAAATTTCAAGAAAAAGTTATGGGCTTGAATATTGGCATTTAAGTAAATATTCAGAAAATGCGTGTGTATATTTTTTATTAGAACAGGAAGAAGTTGTTTATATAGGGCAAACAAGGTCATCAGATAGAATTAAACAACACATAAAAGATAAAATATTTTCTGATGTTTGGTTTATTCCAGTTAAGTTTCCTTATAACATGGTTTTTGAAAATAATCTTTTGTCAAAATATAAAACAAAATACAATAAAAGATATGGAAAAAAAATAGAAGAAAATTACATGAGATTTTTAAGGCCAAAATATATGGTTGCGCAAGAAGAAATTAATAATGTTTATTTAAATTTATAAATTATGAAAGAAGATTTAAAAGTAATGGGTTACTACAAAAACACGACCCGAGAGCAAATAGTGCAAATCAAAGACTTTAAAAAAGATAAAGTTTGGTACGAAACAATAAGACAACACGAAACAAACCCTATAACGGAGTTTTGTTGTTCGGTTGAAAGATTTAAACGATTATATATTAAAACAAAGTAAAAATGGAAAAGACAATTAACGAAGAAGAGTTTATAGGTATTATAGGCAACGAGGCTTATTTTAAGTTTGCTGGAGATATTTATAAGTTACTCAAAGAAAGCGAAGCATATAAACGCCAAGATGACGTAGTGTATTATATTGGAGCATCACCTTTAAACGAAACAACGTGGTTTCATTATGAAGCATCTTTATTTAAAAAGCTGGAGGGTGATGAGTTTGGGTTTACTCGAATGATAATAACCGATGACTTAGATACGACGTTAGACCGCATTAATTACGCAAAAGACGAAATAAAAAAGAACGGCGGTGAAGATGGAATTTGGATTAATCATAAATAAATAAGTAAAATGGAAAACAAAGAATGGAGTACGGGTGCTTGGAAAAAGCAGACTCAAAAAGGCGAAGTAATTAACTTCACTATCAACAATGTTAAATATTCAATGTGGGTTAACAGCTATAAAAAACAGGATAACCACCCTGATTATAAAATAGTAATTAATGACTTTAAACCTAAACAACAAGGTGAACAAGCAAAGCCAACAGCTGGAAAGCCAAGTTACGGCAATAAAGACTTTGACGATTTTTTAGGTAACTTATGAATTACGCAGCACAAGTATTAAGCGAAGCGAATGAAGTAACGAGGGCAATGGTTAAACAGTACCTACAAAAACACGAATTAAGCTTAAACGCTTTTTCTAAGTTAGTAGATATAAGACAACCTAACCTGCATAAGTTTATGAGCGGAAACACTTTATCCAGCAAGTCAATAGAAAAGCTGGGTGAGTTCTTTAGTAAATAACGTATTCAGATAGTTACCATTAGAACACTTACTGAATCATTTTTGGATTGTGGTAACACGGTCGGAAGGCGGAACGTAAAAAATTCCGCTTTTTTTTATTCTTTTTGTTGTTATATTAAAAAATGTAATTATATTTGTTCAACAATTAACAATTAAAAACACGAATTATGAAAGATTTATCAAGAGATTGCCAAGAGTGTAACGGATGGGGAACTATAACAATAGAGCACAACGGTACAGAAATTCCTTATTTACAGGATATAGTAGACTACGAGTGTATGAGTTGCACGGGAACGGGTGAACAGTTAGACCCTGAATTAGTTCAAGAGCGTATTGAAGAGGTTAACGACATGATTTTAGGAATGCAAACACGAATGAGAATGCACTCAGATTTTATCATGCAGTTAAAGAAAGGTTATTTAAACGAATTAGCAAATAAATACAACGATAGGTTAGACACTTGCGCAAGAGCTTTAGGTCGTTTAATGAATTATAAAAGAAAATTGCATAACTTAGTCG